CTAAATGCAGTGTTGCGCCCAACTAGTTTGACATCACCATCTTTTGCAATGAACAAATCCCCAGGCTCAGACAAAGCAACTGTTTGCATAATTGGCAGTGAATCCACAGCCTCAGTAATTGCAGTGCCAGCCAATGTTGCACCAGTAAAAGCAATGTCGCGCTTGTCTTGCGACCAATTCAAATTGTCAAGCAGGTTGTTCAGTCTGTCAGCTGTTGTTTCAGCAGAATAGGTTGCAGTGCCAAGTTCTGCGCTTACAAAATAACTAAAAGCATCAAAGGCGTAAAGTGTTGCAACAGAATTTGTGCCTGGCTCATATTCAAGATTCCAGTCATCCACAGTGCCTTCGTATTGAATAACATTGTCCACACTTATTCTGACCATTCGCTTAGGAACAATCTGCCCATAGTAAGGACTAGATTCAAATGTGGGGTCAAATACTCGTGCTTGATTGTCAAATGTTACTGAAGCTTGACCTGATTGATAGCGGTCTAACTCTCTAGACTTACCTCTGCGAATTTGAAACGATTTGAAATAAGCAGATACGTCTACAAAAACTTCACCGCCACCCAAAAAAACATTTGGGTCATCTAGTTTTCCAAGAACAGGGTCGTCCAGTGTAAAGAAAGGACCCCCAGCACCATCAGCTGTAAAGCCTAGTTCTACTTTTACGCTCATGCACTTGCAAAGACTTTCCCAGATACAGACTCATAGCGCTTGATTGCATCAGTGACGTATCTGCCAATGGTTACTGGGTCTGAGCCTATACCTGCGTTGATTGTAATTTCGTATTGGTTCACAGTAGGTTGCCTGTTGTTCAATCCAAGCAAGTTTTCAAATCTGTCTAGTGGCATGACAACTTCAGGACCTGCTTCACCAACAATTGCATTCACTGGCTGTTGCACAAATCCACCTGCAGCCATAGCAAGACTGGAAGCACCGCCAGCAGCGCCACCACCGCCACCGCCCTGTAGAGCAGCTGCCACTTCATCTGGCAAAAGTCCTTCACGATTTACAGTTTCAGTTAGACCAGCAAATTTTTCTGAAATGTTATTTATAGATTCAATTAGTGCGCCAGTTCCATCATCCACACCTTCAAACAATGTGTCTAGTGCTTCTTGGAATGTCATGCCCAAAACAAAGCGTTCAATCTCATGCATTTGTTCTGCTGTTCGTGCACCCATGTAGTCATAGATGGCATTTAGGTCATCTGTTGCTCTGCCAACATCAAACAATGTTCCTGCGCGTGTAGTCAATTCTTGGGCAACACCAAAATTAGAATAGATGTTTTGGATTCCAGCTTTGTTTAGTGCCTCTTGCGCTTTTTCAGCAGCTGCCCAGGCTAATTCATCAGCAGTTTCGGCTATGTCTTTTAGTGTTGCTTTCATACCAGCAACAAAACCAGCACCAACATCAAGACCTAAATCATAAAAAACCTTAGATGGTGATTTGATACCAAGCAAACTTTTGACACCATTGACCAAAACAGTGCCCATTGTTTCAGCCGCTTTAGCCAAAATCGTTGGGGCATTTTTGATAATTCCCTCAGCCAAGCCTTTTACAATTTCAAAACCAGCCTCTATTAGTTTTGGCATGTTTTCTAAAATTGCGCCTGTAATTTGTGGAATCAGCTCAATAACAGCCTGAATAATGTCTGGGGCAGCATCTAGTAATCCAGTAATCAAACCAGTAAAGAGCTCAAAGCCTGCTGAAATCAAATCTGGCAACATGTCAATTACTGTGTCAATGATTACAGGCAACAAATCTAAGATTGCTGTAATCAGCGGTGGAATAATCTGTGGAATTGCTTTGACCAGTGCTGTAAAGAGTTCAACAGCTGCCTTGATAATTTCAGGCAACATTTTAAGAATTGCCCTAACAATGTCTGGCAACAAATCACCAATTGTTCTAACCAGTGATGGAACAATCACAATGACTGCTTCAACTAGTGTCTGGAATAAAGTCGTAGCTGCTTTTAGCAATTCAGGCATTAGTGACAGTAGTGACTCAACTAATTTTGGCAATGAACTAGCAATTACTTGCGCCAACTGTGTGATGATTCCTGACAGTTCCTTGACCAACATTGGCAATAAGTCATTAGCAAAAAATCTTAGAATTTCAGGAATGAACTGAATGAAAGCATCTATGATTCCAGGCAGTGCCTTCATAACTGAATCTAAGAAGTTCATGCGCATTTGGGCAATGCGTTCAAAAACCTTCTGCAAACCGCCTTCAGATAAAAATTTAGTTATCCCAGTGTTCAGTGTTTCAAAAATGTTTGTTAGGTCAAAACCATTTTCTTTTATCCCAGCAGTGAAAGCCTTGAATGCATTAGCCGCTTTTTCTGCACCTGGAACTATGTATTTATTTAGAAAATCAGCAATGAGGGGGAAAATAAATTCTGCAAGTGGAACTAGTGCACTAGTCAATGTTGCCATGACTGGTGTTAGTCCTTCACCAACTTGCGCTTGAAGATTCTGAACATTCGCAGCTAAAATACGCTGAGAGTTAGCCAATCCGTCAGATGTATCTGCAAAGTCACCAGCAGTTTTTGCAGTGGATTGCAACAGCAACCCATAACGTGCCTGAACCTTTTCAGTTTCAGTCAACTGTGCGCCAGCCTTGGCAATTCCATTGGCGTAGGCGTAAGCCTTAACCTCAGAATCAAGCAGGTTTATACCAAACCGCTTTAGTGGTTCTGCCTCACCAGACAAACCAGACTGGAAAACTCTTAAGGCTTCCTGAACATCTATGTTAAACACAGAAGCAAAGTCAGCGGCTCTGGTTGTCAGACTGTCTACAAAGCCTGCAACATTGCCACCTTCACCAACAACCCTTTCAGCAAAAGCTGAAAATCTAACTGCAGCTGCGTTGAAGTCAACTGTTGAAAGACCTAAGCGACTAGCAACATCACCACCAAGAGCCAACACATCATTTGCGTAGTTCCCATAGGCTTTGTTAACTGCGTTTATGCTTTCGCCCAGGTCTGAAGCCTGTTTGATTGAATCTTTTAGAAACTGACCTGCGCCAATTGTTGCGAATGCTGTAGCTGCCAAGCCAGCAAACTTTTTGATTGAACCGCCAATTGAACCAAAAGCAGACTGCGCTTCGTTTATTCCTTTGGGGTTGAATTTTGAAATAATATTTAGATTTAGTGCCATTAGAGAGTTTTCTCCAATCTTGCCAATGCTTCATTTATTGCTTTGTCTGCAATGCGTTGCACATCACCAAACATTTTTAGGAACTCACGCCATGCGTAACGACCGCCACGTTTTCCTGTAAGCGGTTTGTCACGATTCAATCGTTCAATCATTATGCGCCCAGCTCTGGTCTTACCCTTTGACCTAGTGCCAGCCAATTCCATAATGTAAAAACCACGCTGTCTGCCAGCATCCAACTGAATTGCCAAGACACGACCAGCTGTTTTTCTGCTTGAACCAGGGGTGAATGAAACCTTGCCTTTTGGCTTGTTGTAGCCAGTATCGAATCTGTGGTTCATTCCAATTAGCGGAGAAACTTCAGGCATTCTGTCTGCCAGTCTAGAAGCATAAGAATTTAGAGAACTTTTTAGTTCTTGCTCTAGTTTTTTCTTGCTTTCAGGCTCAATTTCGTTCAGCGCAGCCAACGCTTTGCGAAAAGCTTTGGGGTCAATTTCCTCAACTGAAAGCACTGGATTCTCCTAACCCAAACAATTCTAGCGTTTGCGGTGTTGGTTATTTATGTGCTCTAGTACACGACCCATTGTCCACAGCATGCGTGGGTCAAGTTCCATCAATTCACGTGGACTGATTTTGTATTCATAAGCTAGGACTGCCAGCAACCAATGTGCTGAATTAGCACCTAGCCCTTTGATTTTTTTTGTTCTTCTGCCTGAATTGTTTCGACTGAATCTATCCAGTTATCAAATTCGAGTTCAGTTGCTTTGGTGCGCTTTTCAACATGCCAAGCTAAGAACAAGAGGTGTGTGAATTTCACCTCTTGCTCTAGCTTTGCAATGCTCAGATTGAATTTTGTTTCGAACGCAACAAAGTCACTTGGTCTAGCAGTGACAGTTTTCTTATTTCCGTCGGTGTATTCGAGCTGTAGGTTGATTTGCATTTTTTTATTCCTACGCAGTCGCTCTTGCTACAGCACCAGATACAGGCCATGTCACAGACAGAGTAGCCAGGTCACCAACACTGTTGGCGAATGGCTGGTACTGAGTGACAAGCGCTGTTCCTGAATAGCTAGGGTTTGTTGCAGTGACAGTTCCAGAAGTTGGCTTGATTGTAAAAGCTACAGCTGAGCCAAGCAGTGGGAACAGTGTTGCATCTACTGAGCCTGCGCCGAAGTCCTGGTGGAAGTCGAGAGTCAGAGAGGCGTCACGCAACCCAGCAATTCGGGTGCGGTAAGTGTCACCAAATGCAGTTGTTTCTTGCTCATCAGTTGTGATGTCAAGGGTCACAGCAGCTAGTGACTGGCTGAAATTGGCAGTGCCAATTGTTATAGCGTAGTCTGTGGCGACAAACTTTGCCATTCTTTATTCTCCTTAGTTTGAGTAGACATTCACATTGAACTCAGCAGCCAAATAGGTTGCTTCATTCAACTGAATGTTCCCAATGTTATCTAGTGAAACAACGCGAACGTCAAAGGCAGAACCGCCTAGAGTTTTATCAGACTCAATTGCTGTTTTTACACTCTGACTTCCAGTGTTGTCGCAGTAATCATTAAGTTTGCGCTGTGCAATTCGCTCAGCTGCTCTGCCAACAATTACTGTGACGACAAAATTATACACTGCCAAGCCCTTGCCAAAAGATTGGTCATATTGAATACTGCGCAGATTGACTACTGCAATTGGTGGGCTTGGATTATCTGGGAGTTCACTGGCTGTGCGCAAGCCTGTAATTGTGGCTAGATTGGTTGCCAATCCACTGCGCATTCCATCTATCGTGCTCATGCAAACCTAGGCTTTTTGAATGGCATGATTAGAGCTTCAACATCTGGGTCTAGTTTTGCAACACGAACAACACCAATGTCACCAAATCCAGCAACACCAAGAGGGCTGTCATTTCGTTTGTAAAGCCTGCTAGCCATGATTATTGTTGCTTGCTTGACTGCAATTGGCGTGGCTGACCACCCCCAAACACCCTTGACCTGAACCAGCGCCTCGCCTTCTTCAAGCGGAAACAGATAAGTGTCTTTGGCTCTGATTCCTGTTGAAGGCGACACAATGCCACTGACAAAACCATTCAGGGGCTCTAGCTGATAATCAGTTGCAGACCAAGTAATTGTGTAACTGCCATCACCATCTGGGTCTGTTTTCAAATGTTCAATTGAAACTAGGTCGTCAATCTCTGTGTAGTAAGCATCTTGTGCAACGAAATATCTTGTGGCAGTTCCCATGTTGTAAAAGGTTCGCTCACAACTGCTGTCAATTTCACGACTGGCACTTTCAATGGCAAGTTCAAGCAGTGCGTCATCCACATTGTCTGTGATTCTGAGGCTTGCTTTCAGTTCATTTAGTGTGCAGTAACCATTTGTGATTGCCATGTTCTTAGTCTATCCCAATCACATCATTCGTTCGACCCAGGTGCGTGGAGTCTTTTCGTTCACAATTTCCAGTGGCAGATGATAGACAAAAGGCTTTGCTCCATTTGATTCAATCCAATCCACCAGCTCAGCAATTCCATCTTCCTGACTAGTTTTGGCTTCGTAGCCCAAGAGCTTTTTTGCCTTCTCAGACGAGCACAAAGCAATCTTGACCTCATTTGGTCTACCCTCTACAAAAAGTGGCTGTAAATCGAATCTGAGGCTTCTGGCGACCATTTCAGC